CCGAATGACGGCGGCGCGCGACGGCAGAAAGGGCAAGCGATGAGCAAGGCACCGAGGAAGAGCAAGGCGCCGACCGCGATGAGGCGGCCGGTGAAGGTCGAGAAGGCTGCGTCGGTCGTCGAGCCGGTGACGGTGTCGCGCAGGCTGGCGGCGCACCGCAAGGCCGACGCGGCGCTGGTGGCGTTCGAGGATGCGTTGAGCGAGGCCGACCGGGTGATGCCCGAATACATGGCCGCTCTGGCGTTCATCCGCGAGCACCGCGCGGGCATGAACGAGCAGATGGCAAGGCTGGAAGCGAGGGGCTGACATGAAGCTGCGATGGACAGGGCTGTTGCGCGCGCCGGACGACGAAGGGGCCGGCGGGGGTGAAGGCGGGGGGCAGGCGGAAGGCGGGCAGTCGGGCCTGCTGGACCTCGCCGCGGACGATGGGCAGGGTCAGGACCAGGGCGGCCAGGACGACGGCCAGGGAGAGGGCCAGGACGACGGCCCTGCCAAGCTGGTCTATAAGACCCGTCCCGACTGGCTGCCGCCGAATTTCTGGGACGCTAAGACCGGCGAGGTCAAGGTTGACGCGCTGGCCAAGTCCCAGGCCGACCTGCGGGCAAAAATCAGCAAGGGCGCCGACAAGGTTCCCGAGAAGCCGGACGGCTACAAGATCGAGTTCGGCGAGGACATCGACCCGAACGTGGTCAAGCGGGTGATCAAGCACGGCGAGGACGGCAAGATCGACGATCCTCTGTTGAAGGACTTCCTTGTCTTCGCCCACGACCAGAAGCTTCCCCAGGACGTCGTGAACAACATGACGAACTGGTACGTCAAGGCGATGGCCGAGATGCTGCCCGATCCGGTCGACCCGAAGGCCGAACTGGCGAAGCTCGGCAAGCACGGCCAGGACATGGTGAACGGCACCATGCAGTTCGCTAAGCACATGGTCGATCTGGGCGTGTTCACCGACGCCGATCTGTTCGAGTTCAAGGTCGCGGCCGGCACCGCCGAGGGCCTGCTGATGATCAACAAGCTTCGCGAGTACTACGGCGAGAAGCCGATGCCGGTGCAGACCGCCGAGACGAAGATGGGCACGGTCAGCGCCGACGAATTGCGCGGCGAGATGGCGAAGGTCATGGCGAAGGCGGCCAATGGCGATCCGACCGCGCAGCGCGAGTACGAGCGGCTGATGCAGAAGTACGAGGCGCTGTACGGCAACGATCCGGCGGGGTCGTCGGCCGTCGCTGCCTGAATAAATACTTGCTCGATGGGAAAACTTGGCCCCCGCTACAAAATGGCGGGGGTTTTTTCTTGACTTATGGCAGTCGTTGTGAAAGCCTGATCGTGCTTACGGCCTATCCGTCTTCGGACGGACCCGTTATGGCGGTGAGATCCGCCACCGGAGGAACCGGGTTTTCGGTTCTAGGCAGGCGACCCCGCCTATTTTGGGCCTATCGTCCTGCGAAGTTCGTTAATCGGACCTAGCGGAGGACGATAGTCACATGTCCAAGTCGCTCACCACCGCACAGATTTCCAGCTTCGACGACATGGTCAAGCAGGCGTACCAGGGCGCCGGACGGTTGCGCCCCACGGTTCGCGTCAAGACCGGCGTCGTCGGCAACACCCACCGCTTCACGAAGATCGGCAAGGGCGTCGCCACCCCGCGCATCCCGCAGACCGACGTCGTGCCGATGAACATCGGCTACAGCACGGCCACCGCCACCCTGACCGACTGGAACGCCCCGGAGTATACCGACCTGTTCGACCAGCAGAAGGTGAACTTCCAGGAACAGAACCAGTTGGCGATGGTGATTTCGGCCGCCATCGGCCGCCGCGAGGACCAGCTGATCCTCGATGCCATCGACGCCGCCAGCACCTCGTTGACCGTATCGACCGACATCGGCGGCACAGGCTCGAACCTCAACACCACGAAGTTCCGCGCCGCCAAAAAGGCCATCGACGCCAAGGGCGTGCCGATGACCGACCGCTACTTCGTGGCGCACGCCAACAACATCTACGGCCTGCTGGGCGATACCACCGCCACGTCGGCCGACTACAACACCATTCGCGCCCTGGTCAACGGCGAGATCGACACCTGGCTCGGCTTCAAGATCGTTCAGTTTGAAGACCGGGACGAGGGCGGCCTGCCGCTGTCGACGGGCGTGCGCACCTGCTACGCCTACCACGGCGGGGCGATGGGCGCGATCGGCCTTGCGGTCGGCGTCAACTTCCGCACCGAAGTCAACTACATCCCGGAGAAGACAAGTTGGCTTGCCAACGGCCTGTTCTCGGGCGGCTCCGTTGCCATCGACGCCGAGGGCATCGTCGAAATCTCCTGCACCGAGTAATGGAGGGCTGACCCATGGCATTCGCCAAGGCAACCGATCTTTTCTACTTCCAGCCCATCGGCGGGCAGTCCGGCCGGGGTCAGGGCACCAAGCGCGGCGCCCCCGCCCTGTGGTCGTTCAAGACGCAGATCACCCAGGCCAACGTCGATGCCGCCGGTTTCTTCAACGACCTGGCCGACATCCTCTCCGCCGGCGACCTGATCTATGTGGTCACCGTGACCAACCGAGGCGCCGCGAACGAGGCCGTCGTCGATGCCGGCTGGTTCCTGGTCAACAGCGTGGCGTCCGGCGTGGTCGATGTGGCCAACCAGACCGCCGTGACCACCACCGACGGCGACTAGTCTCGGACAGCCAGCCCTGTCGCAGCCCGAGTGGGGGAGGGTGGTTTCGGCCTCCCTCCCCTTTTCGCAAGAGGGGTAACGATGACGCCGGATCCGACCTATCCGCAGACGCGCCAGGGGCCGGTCATCGTCGTCGGCGGCGGGTCCAACGCGCTCGAGGATCTGGTCGAGGCGCATCGTTGCTACGGCGTCCATCCGGTCTGCGGAATCAACTTCATCTCGGAATTGATCGAGGTCGACTACATCGTGTCGGCCCACACCGAAATGCTCGGGTCGTTCGGCTGGCGGCACCATCTGCGCACCGGCAGGCGGGCCGAAACCCACGGCGTCGACCAGAACGCCGACTATGCGTCCCTGATGCGCCCGGAATACGTCGACTATCGCTGGAAAGGCGGGGCGAAGTGGCGCGGCGGCTCGTCCTCTCTGTGCGCCGCCCTGGTCATGAGGGCCATCGGCTTCGATCCGGTGATCCTGTGTGGCTGCCCGATGGAAAAGATCGGCTACGCAGACGGCTATCCGGTGCGGGTGGGGTCCGAGTTCTACCCCGACAGCGGCAAGAACGCGACCATCGAAAGCTGGCACGCACGATGGGCCGAGGCCCGCGATCTCGGCATGCTGAAAGGGGTCGTTTCCATGAGCGGTTTTACCAAGAGGTTGCTCGATGGCCAGCAGCAGCGTTGAAGTGTGCTCGAAGGCATTGGCCCTGATCGGCATTCCGGCGATTGCCTCGTTCGACGAGGGCACCGACGCCGCCGCCGCCTGCGAGCTGATGTACGAGAACGTCGTCGAGCGGCTGCTGGGCGACAACGACTGGCGGTTCGCGATGACCAAGGCGCGGTTGTCGCGGCTCAACGAAACCCCGGCCAACGAGTGGACGTATGCCTATCAGCTGCCGTCGAACCGGGACGGCAACCTGTTTGCCGCCTTCAATACCGACGCGGTCGGCGCGGTGCCGTTCAAGGATTATGAGATCTTCGGCGAGACGCTGCTGACCAACGCCGCCGAGGTCTATATCGACTACAAGATCCGGGTGGCCGAAGAGGACTGGCCGCCGTACTTCACCTCGCTGGTCATCTACGCGCTGGCCGCCCACCTCGCGCCGTCTCTCAAGGACTCGACGAGCGAGGCGGATATGTGGATGAGGATGGCGTTCGGCGGCGCAGACGAGGGCGGCAAGGGCGGGTATTTCCGCACGGCCGTCAACCTCGACGCCAAGGCCAGCCCGTCGCAGCGCATCGAGGACTTTTCGCTGATCAACGCCCGGTGGGGTGGCTGAGATGGGGCGCAAGGTCCGCACCATCCAGACCAACTTCACGTCGGGCGAGATCGACCCGCTGCTGGCGGCGCGCACCGACGTCAAGCACTACTATAACGGGCTGGACAAGGCCCGCAACGTGCTGGGCGTGCCGCAGGGGCCGATTGGCCGCCGGCCCGGCCTCAAGTATCTCGACCAGATTTGCCCCGAACTGGCGCAGATCGCCGCGGCGTCGATCACGGCCACCGCGCCCAACGGCGGAACGGCGGGCAACGCCAAGGACGAGAACGTTTCGACGAAGGTCACCAGCACCACCAACATCGGCACCGTCGATCCGTACGTGCTGGTGCATTACGACCTGGGCTCGGCCAAGACGGTGCTGTTCGCTGACGCGCGCGGTCTGGCGCTGGCCTCGGCGGCGACCGGCATCGACGAAACCGACGAGTTCCGCATCCAGTATTCGGCCGACGACGCGACGTGGACGGACTGCGGGCCCGCTTTCGACGCGGTGTCCACCACGGCCATCAACCGGCGACGGCGGGCGGGAACGGGTATTGCCGGCGTGTCGGCGCGCTACTGGCGGGTGGCCAAGGTCGGCGGCGCGGACCTGTCGACCACCAAGGCCGAAATCGGCGAGTTCTGGCTGTGGTCGTCGGCCGGGACGCTGTCGAACGGCCGGGTCATTCCCTTCAAGTTCAGCGACGTGCAGCGGTACGTCCTGGTGGCGACGGATTACAACATCGCCGTCTACAAGGACGGCGTGCGCCAAGCGGACATCTATTCGCCCTACCTGTCGGATGAACTTTACTTCATCAACTGGACGCAATCGCTCGACACCCTGCTGACCTTCCACGAAGACATCCAGATGCGGAAGATCCAGCGGCAGGGCGCGCACGACGAATGGAACGACGAGCCGCTGGCGCTGTCGAACATCCCGCAATACGACTTCGGGGCCGGCGATGAGGACCAGTGGTCGGCGACGCGCGGCTGGCCCCGCTGCGGCACGTTCTACCAGGGCCGCCTGTGGCTCGGCGGGTCCGCGGAACGCCCGGCCACGGTGGCAAGCTCGAAGTCCGGCGACTTCTTCAATTTCGACGTCGGGACCGG